CAGAACTTATGCCATAAGTTGATGGAAGCAATCAATCTTGTAAATGAAGCTGAAGCTGGTGATAAAGAATTGTCTACTGCTGCATTAGTTGGATTACTTAAAAACTTTGCAGACCCAGATAAGAAACTTAATGAAACAAGAGAAGGTCAAGCTTGGGTTAACAAATATACTCTTGCAATAATTAACTATGTCATTTCTGCTATCAAATCTAGCGCTAGCAATGCCAATGATTATATTGAAATCGTTGAAAATTCAGCTAAGGATGGTAGATTAGTATTTAAGTATGCTGAACCGATTGAAGAATCTGTTAAGAAAGCTGTATCACAGTTTGCAAGCAAGACTACTAATATGGGTAAGATTGTTGATATCCAACACAAGAACCTTAAAGAAGCTTAATTTTAAATAATAACTATAATAAGACTGACTCTTGAAGTCAGTCTTTCTTTATAAATAAGATATATGTCAGGAATAACAACACAAATTAATGATTTTAGTAATAACAAGTTTATAGTTCGTTTCTCTAATCTTGTTAATATGACTAATTACGATTTAGATACTCATATTCTCGATAACTATGTAAGAAATGTGAGTGTTCCAGATTTATCTATTCCAATGTTAACCAGTCTTTACCAGCATGAAAGACAGTTACACCCGAATCCGATTGGTGCAAGAGATTTACAAACAATCAATATCGAATTCCAATTAGATGAAAATATGCAGAACTATTACTTGTTCTATTGTTGGATTTATTGGATGCGTTTTGGTGAAAGCTGTGGTAAAACTAATTTAAAAGGTGAAGAACTTTTAAGAATGGACTGTATTGATGCAATCGAAATAGTTTCATTAAACAACAACAATAAAATTATTTCTAAGATGAAATTCAAGCATGCTATTATTAATAACTTGGCACAGTTGTCATTACAATATGGCACATCTGATGTCGTTAGCTATGTAGTAACATTCGACTATGAAAACATCGAATTGCAACTTGAAAATACAGAGGACGTTACTGGAAAAATCTCAGTTAATTAATAAATGTTTTTTGATCAAATAAAAATAAACGTAGATTATAATGATCTCATCAAAACCAATGAGGTTGTTAATGGCTATTTTTATCTAATCCAGTATGAGCCAATATTGCGGCAAACTCAGAAGGTTGGCTTTGACAGATTACCAGTTATATATTGTGTAGAACCAGATGATAGAAATATCAATAATTTTTGGGCAATAAATTTTCATTATTTTATTCCCAAAGTCCAAGAATATATTATTGACCGTATGATAAAATTTTATCAGATAACAGAAGGTGAAAGTAAAAGAGTCATAATTCCGCCTGAAGAATTAAAAAGCATATATACTAATATTCAATTAGGTTATAAATGTTATAATCGTACAGGCGTAAGACAATCTTATCAAATAAAAAATAGCGCAATATTAAAATATTTACAAGTATCTCCAGAATTTTTCATTAAGACTCAACAAACAGTTGAAAACGAACTAAATTTATCAAATGGAAATAAAGGATTCTAATGGACTATAACAAGATTTATGATAAAATTATGTATCGTGCACAGACACGTGATAACAACGCTTTACTTGAAGTCGAGCGCCATCATGTCATACCTCGTTCAGAAGGAGGCTCATCTAAAAAGACAAATCTAGTAGAGCTAACTTTGAAAGAACATTTCTTAGCCCACATGTTATTGATTAGAATGGGTAAATGCACAAAATATTGTTATAGACATTTAAAATCTAGCCGTGAATATATAATTGAAAAGCGTAAAGAAAGAAAGAAAAAAGGCTTATATTACGAAGAAGATTAGAAAAATACAAACAAAAATTCACAAAGTATTGCTTTTGCAATACTTTTCTATATTTACGGAAAAAAGGTAAAAATATGAAAGTATTAATATTTGACATATCTAATCTCATGATGAGATGTCTTTATGCTCAAATGCCTAGTCCTACTGAAAAGAAATTTAGTATTTTCAAACAGACTTTCCTTACATCTTTCATGAAAACAATTAAAGATAATAATCCAGAAAAAGTTATTGCTGTATTGGATTCTGAAAGTTGGAGAAAAGAAATATATTCAGACTATAAGGCTAATCGTGCTGCAAAGCGTGAACAGTCTCCAGTTGATTTTGATGTATTTTTCCCTGTTGCTACTAAGTTTTTTGATGACTTGGCTTCAGCATTTAAGAACATTCAATTCATCAAATTACCACGTTGTGAAGCCGATGACATTATAGCTGTTATAACGAAGAACAAACCTGAATGGGATATTATAAATGTATCTTCTGATAAAGATTTCCATCAGTTGTTTCAATATCCAAATTATAAACAGTATAATGGCTTAGATCATACATTTATTGAATGTCTTAATCCTAAAGAAGAATTGCTTATTAAGATTATTCGTGGTGATAGTGGTGATAATGTTCCTAGTATCAAAAAAGGTTTAAGGACAAAAAAGATTCTTGCTGCAATTAACGAGAATCTTGACCAATGGCTTATCGATGAAAACTTAAAAGAAAAGTTTGATTTGAATATGCAACTTATTTCATTTAGCTGTATTCCTAAGGAATTAGAAATCGCTATTATGGAACAGGTTAATAATTTTGTTCCTGGTAAATATGACGGTCGTAGATATTTTAATATCGTTCAGATTGAAGGTTTACCTGAACTTATGCCATTAGTTTCTGAACATTCAGAATTAATCAAACACTTAAAATAAGGAATCTATGACAGACGGACAAAGAACAGAACGTAAACAGAAAGATTTAACCAATGGATTTATTGCACAGCATGTTATTTACGGTCGATTGAAAAATCATTATAATAATATTCCTCGATATCTCATTGAAGAAGCTCCTGCTCATTCAAAGACCGATATGGAAGATAAAATTGATATTTCAATCATAGATACTAAGTCAAATCAAACACTAAACATAGATGTAAAAAGTTCTTTACACAAAGATAAAATTTCATATACTCATATCAATAGTCTTGGTCAAAAAAGTAAAATTTATGCAGGTGATTTTTCAATCGATTTAATTTTTACTTTGGATGATTATTCAGTCGGATATGTTGTCAAGGCTAAAGATTTTTATGACTTGTTAATGAAAAAACTTGAAAACGGTGAAGAACAAATAAGTATTCGTAATCCCGAAAAAAGTAGATTTATCTGGGTTACTCTAAGTGAAATTAAAGACCTTGCAATTAATGTAATATAAGGATTTAAAATGAGTAATATAAATTATGGAATTATAGTTGCAGTTTCTGATAATAATGTTATTGGTAAAAATGGAACAATGCCATGGCATTTAAAATCTGACTTACAAAGATTTAAAACATTAACCACAAATCATTGTGTAATCATGGGTAGAAAGTGCTATGAAAGTATCGGTAAGCCGTTACCAAATAGAACTAATATTGTGATTTCTTCTAATCTTGATTTAGAAATTCCTGGTTGCATAGTTAAGCCTTCTTTACAGTATGCTGCAGACTATGCTAATTCAAGAAATGATAATACTCCATTTATTATTGGTGGTGGAACTATTTATCGACAATCAATAAATCTTGTAAATTATATCTATTTAACAAAAGTTCATACAACTATCGAAGATGGTGATACTTTCTTCCCTGAGTTTAATATGGACCAATGGCAAATTCTTTCTACCGAGGAACTCAAAGCTGATAAAGACAATGACTTCGATACTACATATATGGTATTAAAAAGAAAAAGATAAATTATAAATAATACATGATACTTAATTTCGAAGAACTTGATAGAAAAGTAGAAAAGATTCTGAATATTCTTGCTATAAAAGGATTTTCTTATGAAATCTTTTCTAATCAAAGAATTAATATAATAGATAACAGAGTTACATGTGCTGAAAAACGCAATGTTGGTGTTATTGTCGTAAAGAAATCTGGTCAGGTTACATTCCGTATATATGGATATCGTAAACGTGTAACTTTTAAGGCTATGTTCGGTAAGAATGAAGTAACATTCAAGCCGAATGCGTCTTTAACAGATGTTGGGTCTGTTGTTCGTGCCATGATTAAAAAATACGAAGACATAAATAAAAAATTATAAATAATATAAATTAAAAGTTACAGGAGAAATACCATGGATTTTAAAGATTACTATCACAAGAAACTTGATGAAGAAGCAATGGCTCAGCAACAGTCTCTCGCAGGTCAGAGCTTGGAATCACAGACTTCTAACGGTTCTGTTGAATCTCTCGTTTCCAAGTATATTGGTAGCGGAGAAATTAAGGACGGTTTAAAGCAACTTGGTCTCGACATTGGTGAAGCAATTACTAATTATGCTCTCAATACCTATGTTACTGACGATATGTTTGATTCTGTTGATGCTAAGAGCAAGTATGTCAATATCATTACTCAGAAGATTCAGCAACAGGCTACTTCTACCTTGGCTGAATTGCTCAGACACATGGCTATTGATATCCAGAATAGCAAGAACACATTGACTATCTAATCGTTTCTTAAAATTCATTTTAATAAAATCCGATATGTATATATCGGGTTTTTTATTATAAATAATATAAAAATAAGGAGAATTTAAAATGAATGATGTAGTATTAGAAGCAGAACAGCTCGAAAAAGCATTGCGTATTATTGAAGCTCACGGTTATACACCGATTAGCAAGAAAGCAAAGATTGATGAAGCAATTAAGACAGCAAGAGAAGCTGGTTATAAGGTAAGCAGAATCAATGAAAGATTTGGTAACGAAGAAGGAACTACATTCACAAAGATTTGTGAAAAGTATGTCTCTGGTGGCTATTTCTTCCAGCTTGCAAAGGAAAGAAACCTTGCTGAAGCAATCAGTCAGTATCTTGAAGACGTTAAGCCGTATATCGGTCACGGTATCAGCCAGAAGTATTATAATTCTATGGCTGCACGCATCGTAAAGTGCAAATCTAAGGAAAGTGCATTGTTCATTATCAGTAATGCAATGCTCGCTGGTCAGGGTATGGCTCTTAAATAAGCTTAATAGATTTTTATAAAAAATCCGGAATTTTCATTCCGGGTTTTATTTTTTATAGTACTAAATAATTATAAATAATATAAAATAATTTTAAAGGATAACATAATGAATTTAGAATATGCTGCTTATTTATTAAATGAAGATTATTCTGCTCCTAAGCTATTGCTTGAAGACGCAGACTCTAAGGGTCGTAAAGACGCAACTAAGTGGTTAAAGGACAATATAAACCAGGAAGGTTTGGGCATTGAAGGTGATGCTATTAAAACTGATGATAATGGTAATCCGGTTCTTTTTAACACTTTACGTGGTCGTGATACACAAGGTTCTAATGCTGAATACTTATATAGAGAAGCTGAAATGTTCTTTGCTCACCCATTGAACCATGGTCTTAGAACATTACGTAAAGGTACTACAGCTTTCATGCCAGGTGCAGTTCGTATCGCTGTTTCTGAATGTGGTTGGTTTACTAAGAATGCTAACAAGAAGATGCTAGATAATCTTAAATATATCTATGCTGCAATATTCTTCGATTATTATGACAAACGTGGTCCTTATAACCCAGACGCACAAGGTCACTTGATTGCTTCTCACCCAGAATATCGTGGTTTAACAGATAATAACTTTGATGGCAGAACTTATGATGAACTCATGGCAGACTTCGGTAACTTGATTCCTGCTGCAAAGGAAAGATTGGAAGAACAGTTAAGACTTCCTTCTACTCGTGAAGGTGGTGAAGAAGAAACACAGCAAACCGCACAAAGACAACGCTTAGCTGGTCAATACCATATTGAATTTATTCCTGACTTCGAAACATCTAAACAGTGGTATAAGTATACAAACCCGATTTCTGAAGAATTAGGTTGTCACTGGTGCGTTACTCAGACTCGTGGTAACTGGGAACACTATCATGATTGCCAGCACACAGGTGAAACAATTTACTACTGTTGGAAGGCAGAATCCAAGGAAGCACTCTTGGAAATGAATGACCACATTTATGAATACTGTGCAGCTGATGCTCCTCATGAAGAACAAATGAAAGCCCCGCATAATGAATACGGTCTTAGCATGTTGTTCATTGCTGTTTATCCTGACTCTAATGGTAAGGTTGCATTCCACTGGGCTACATCTCGTTATAACCACTTCATGCCGTGTGGTGAATTTACTAGTGAAGTTCCTTACGCTGAAAAGTTGGTTCCTGAAGGAGATACACAGGCTATTTGTGATATTCTTGGAATTTCTGTTGCTGAATTCCCGAGATTGTTCCCGATTAGAAGCTCCGGTCCAGTAGACCATACCGATTTCGTTACTAAGCTTGTTCAGTATAAAGAACAGAACAACTTAAAAGGATTGTTTGATGAATTAAGATCAACAGGAAGATATGATGATGATAATGAAAAACGTCAATATTCTTCTGATAATAATTTCATTATTATTAAAGACCAGAATGAATATAACTTGATTACTCATGATGGCGTTCTTGTTTCTCCAAGTAAATGGTTCAGTGAAATTACTCAGCTTACTCCAAACCTTGTTGCTATTGTAGAACAAGAAAGTGGAATGGTTAACTTCTTACGTGGTAATGGCACATACTTATTGCCAAGAGAAGTATTAAACTATGAGACAATGCAAGACGCAGTTGGTGAATTCGTTAATTATGCTAAGATTGAAGTAAAGCCTCATTTATGGAATGTTGTCAACCTTAATACTGGCGCAATCATTTTGAGAAAGCCAGTAGCTGATGTCTTATTGTCCAATAAGTATGGTCGTGGTATTTTCGTTAGAAAGACTCCTGACTCTGCTTGGGAACAAATTGACATTAAGGGTAAGACAATATTCAAACTTGCTAATAACAATCCTGAAACAAAGCCTCTCGCTAATATCGGTAACATTGCATTGGTTCAGAACCAAAGAAAAGAATGTTCTCTCATTAACACAACAAATGGTAGAACTATTTGGAAGAAGAAA